TTTTGGATTTGAGATGGAGTGGAGGAAACGGTAATTTCGGGATTTCCGCCGCCAGGTCCGATAGCGAGGTAAGATTCGAGTTTGAGTTCGTATTTGTCGAGTAGTTCGAGAAAGTCGGATAGAGGACAATCGTACGCGATATCGAAAGTGTAAGTCATAATATATTCTCCTTCATTGATTTAACCATCCTACACTATTCAATCGCGTTTGTACATAAAAAAATGCGGCCGGAGCCGCATTAATTTAATTTATTTTAGTATAGCCACTTAAAATTTAGCGACCATATCCTGTGTGGCTGCAAGCTCAGGATCAGAAACCAATCCGTACTCCGCCAATGGACCATCAGGTCCTGCAATCTCGTCTGATACGAAGAATTCAATGTACTCTTTTAACCCCGGAACTTGATCTAAATGTGCGTGCTTAACGTAGAATTGAAGTGGACGTGAAACTGGATACTCGCCACTCGCAATGCTTTCTGTCGATGGCATCACACCATTGATCTTTGCAGCGTAGATTGAGTCCGTGTTGTTCAGCAAGAAGCTCAGTCCGAAAACACCAACTCCGTTTACGTTCGCGTCTAGGCTTGCGAGAGTCTCTGTATAATCCCCATCGATATCGACTGATGCACCATCTGTACGCACTTTGAAACATGCTTTCTCCGCTGGTTTTTTACCTAATGATTTATCATACTCACCAGTTGCTTTACAGCCTGCTAGCATAACCTTTGTTTCAAATACTTCACGTGTACCATGCTTTGTACCTGGAATGAATGCTTTGATTTCAACATCTGGTAAAGATGCATCAACGTCTGCCCATGTCTTAGCGGTTGAACCTGCTTTTAATGCTTGATAGATCTGTAATGGTGTTAGATCTTCAAAACCTTCATTTTCATGACGCATTGAGAATGTAATACCATCATAGCCAATACGAACTTCAGTTACTTTACCTACTGTTGCTTGACATGTTTCTGCTTGTTCTGCTTTCATAAGCGAAGAAGAATTCGCAATATCAATTGTGTTTAAACCTACGCCTTCGCACATACGCTTACGACCGGCACCTGATCCGCCGCCTTCCACAATTGGTGTTGGGAATTCAAAGTTTTCGCCAAATGCTTCCGCAACGATTGATGCGTAAGGTAGTACTGTTGATGAACCTGCAATGTGAACCTGATCACGAGCAAGTACGGGTGTGGCTGCAATCACAATTGATGCAGCAAAAGCGGTTAGTAATTTCATGAATATCTCCGTGTGTTAAAAAAAGACTATACACTAACAGTAGTATATAGCCTTTATTATATCACAATCTTGTAACAGTAATGTTAGGTTTAGTTGGGTGTGACAAGTCGTCACAGTTACCAAGCACTACGATCGATAGGTGTACGATCACGGATATTTTGCTGTGCTACATCTAACTCACCATGGTTACCTTCATGGCTTGGTGGTGTCCATCCACCTGGCTTCAATAAATCTGGTAGACCAAATGGATTAGGACGACCTGGCTTTACACCAACTTGTTTGTTCATATTAGCTGCATAAATCTCATCCCATGCTTTAGCTGCATCTACATTAAATACATCAAGTGTACCAATAGCAAAGACACATAGGTCAATGAGACCATCTACGATCTCTTCTGAATTACCTGAATTTACTGCTTGCATAGTTTCATGCAATTCTTCTTGACACATAAGTAGACGGAACATTAGATACTTGTTCATAAGTACCTTGTCATCTTTATGTTTTTCAAACCATTCATTGACACCATACTTTTGGTGCATATCAGCCATATCTTGTACCCAATTAGTACTCATTATCATTATCCTCTGGTGTAGTTGTTTCTTTTTTAGTAATTAGCCAATTGCCATTGTCTTGTTGTGTCCAAGTGAGAATATCACCTGCTTCCCAACCCATTTGATCCATAAGATCATCAGGGAACTCAATGAAGAGCTCCCCGCTATCATCTTGTTGTACCTCTAGTTTCATTTTAGAGCCTCAAACTCTCCAGTAAGTGTGCTGACTGTGATTGTTAAATCATCAGCTGATGAAGCCATTGTATCATTTTTTACATCAAGTGTAAACCCCTCATTGCCCATAAAGCCAGTTGTTTCACGTACAATATCATTGTGAGCAAATTCAGCCCAATAGATTTCAAACGCAACGCCATCTTCAAGGCATTCAAACTGGTGATACAAACCTGGTTTTACCTTTGTGTATTGTCCAGCACTAATAACAGTTTCATCAATTAGGTCGTAATCTTTTTGCCATGTTTTAACACGCATCTTACCTGACTCAACATAGAATCCATTCCACTTGTATTTGTGAAGATGTTTAGAACAAACACCGTTTTTCTTCATCTCAATACGATGAAATTCCATAGCACCATTCGCTTCAATAAGCTCTGTTGTGCCCCATACTTTACCTGCTTTCATCGTCTTTTTCCTTTCAAGTATTTTTGATATTCTTCATAATTTTTTTCACCATTTTGAAACTGTTCCCATCTACCTGTAGTTTCAGCATCCAGTTGCATTTTTTGAACACTAATACCTTTAGTTCGTTTCATAGGTTTACCTTTTTTAATTTCCCCACCCTTTTTGAGAAATTCATCAACTAAATGTTTATATTCGCTCATTTGTTCATCTCCGATACTGCAATAATATAAAATCCAATAATAATCAAAGCCAATATGCTTATGGCTGTTAGTACTTCACTCACTGTATTACTCCATTCTTATATGCATATTCTAAAGCGTTATTAGCCTCTGTTTCCATTGGCCTGTTCTCATACCAGTTACCAGTCTCTTTGTCAAACTGCCTACACATATCCACTATTTGATTGGCTGTTATTGGATAGCCACGTTCTATAGCTCTACCTGCTATGGCTATCATTATACGGTACATTTGACTATACCATCCTGTACCTGAGATAGTTATATATTGTGCTGCTAAACTCTTAGGCCAGAATGGACAATCATGGTAGCTTGACCATACAACATCTGTATTGTCCATCTTGGCCTTACGGTATTCAATGATCTGTTCTTTCCATGCATCAGGCAAACGGTCAAGGAAGTTCTTACTGTCTGCCTTGTCGTTATATTCCCATTTAGCCATTAGTTCGTAAGGATCAACAGGTCTACCACGTCCACTACTAAATATGAAGTTGTTAGCACCAGCATAATTTGCAGGTACAAAATACATGCGAGAGAGGTCTTTAGTCTGTTTATCTCCGATTGAACCGATTTCGGACTGGAGCGCATACCAAAAATGTTTGATTCGATCACACTCAACCGCTTCCGTAGTTGGAAATACCAAACGGAACTTCGGTAAAGAATCAGTAGAACTAGCAGTACTATAACAAATGAAATTCCAATGGCCAAATTGAGTACGGAGAACATCTTCTAAATCTCCCTCAAATTCATGATCATCAACATCAACAGCACACCAAGATCCCCAAGCAACGACATTCTTGTTTGCCCGTGTTGTGCCATGTACATAAGTAGCCGGTGATATAAGTTCAGCATCTTTCTTGCCCTCCAGTGGCCTCTCAGATAATTTATATAAAAACTTCTCAAACTTGTCCCACGAATCAAAATCCATACGACGATGGGTTTTGTTGTCAAACTTGCTCTTGAATACAGTCAGTGAATACATTATGCAAAAAATTCTTCCAAGGATGCTACAGGTTCAGGTGTCCAACCCACAGCATCTAGAATAGGAACTAAGGGCTCGACAAATGTCTTCTCAAACATTATACCATAGTCGACATACTGATGTAAACCATATTCTTTAGGTAAAACACCAGGAAATGCAATTATATTCTCCTGGATGGGATTGTTTGACCTCAGGTAGCAGAACTTGATCTTCTCACCATTCTTGATTGACTCATACTTCTTTGTCAGATCCAGGTTATTTAGCTGGTTGTTATACAGCAGAGAACCACGAACGTGAATTGGTGTACCCTTCTTATATATGCTCAGTCTATCACGGAACTTGTCAAGACCTTGGACAGACCGAGGGAAGGACACCAACTCAGGATCAAGTTGGAAGAACTCTTTTTTAAAGTCAGCAATAAACTTGTGAGTATCATCTTGAGTACCATTAATAATAACCTTGAAGATCTCCTTGAACTTATCGCGACAGATCTCAGGAGTTGATGACTTGATAGCTTCAATACCCATGATCTTTAGTTTAGGCTCTGCGTACTGTACACCTTCAGAGTTATGTACATTCAAAATATATCTCTTCTTGGCAGTCCAGATACCACGGTCAGCAATAACCTCACGTGCCATCTCCATCCGAGGAGTATAACCATTAGTCACATGATAAAACTGATCATATGCATTTTTGAGAATAACTTCAAAGTGTTCTTGACAGATCTTGTCTAAGAACTTGACTGGATTCTTTGGTCCAAACTTTTCAACCAGAGGTCCCATGTTAATATAGACAGAGTCAGTATCAATAGCAACCACATAGTCTTTGCTGGTACCAAGCTGTTTATTCATCTCATTGTTGATTGCTTGTTCAGCCCAACGGATAACAGTCTGACCAGTCAGAGTCACTGATTCGGCAAGAGCAAAGTTAAAGTACTTGAACCACTTGTTACCGAGTGCACCATACAATGAGTTGAGCAGGATCTTAATAGCCATCTGATTATTCTCAAGCTGGTTGATCTTAGACTCAAGTGATTTGTCTTTAGTCTTCTCGTATTCAGACTGAGTATCAAGCATCTCACGTTTGACTGACTTACGTTCAGAGTAAAAGTCAACAATGATCTCAGGAATGATTCCCTGACGGTCCTTTGAGAATGGAATACCTGATGCACATACAGAATACTCTTTGCTAAGCTTATGAAGTCGATTGTGTTCATTCAGATAATAGTCAGGTCCTTGTGGAAAACGAATAGTCTGATCATGTAGGAAACACTCTGGTGAGATATTAGACTGAACGATGATATTAGGATACAGAGAGTTCAAGTCAAACGATACTACCCAATCGTGTGAACCAACCTGAGGGGGTTTAACATAACCACCCATCACAGCATCAGCAGTTGAACCATCATCATAGACACGTTCACCGACAGTCTTATAAGGAACCTTCTCAATCTGTTCAAGAGGACAGACAATATTATTACTCATTAGCCGACGATAGATGATAGATTCCCATATAGCAGTAGTACCAAAGGTATCTTGTACATTCACGCCACCTTTATATGCCATAGTAAGGGCCAGAGAGATGAGTCCCATCTTCTGGTCAATACGGTCAACCAGTTGTACGTCCTTGATGTTATAATCAATGAACTTCTGGTGATCCTCTTTATATAGTGTGTACAGGTTGCCGTGTTCCTCGTAGGATAGCTTCTTTTCTCCAACTACTACTTGGCCTATGTGGTCAAGCTTATAAGATTCTTGTGGTCCATATGAATAACCAAACTTCTTAAACAGCTCAAGATAGTCAGCCTGTTGGATACCTACAATCTCATAGGCAGGTAAAGTACGGCCACGAGAGTTAATATTCTTTTCGTTAACAAGATTCCATGGTGATAGAGTCCGAGCTGCCTGCTCAGTACCAATACCAGCAATACGGTTAACAATATATGGAATATCAAAGAAACGTGTGTTCCAGCCAGTAATAACATCTGGATAGTTCTTAGTCCAGTATGCAAGAAACTTGGCAAGTAGTTCTGTCTCAGACTCACAATAATGATACTGAATCTGGTCACCTTTCATATCTACTATAGTCTTGGACGGATCATAGTGATCGAGTCCCCAGACCTGATAGACAGAGGACTTACTAGACTTTAGAGCAATAGAAATAATAGGATAAGCAGCATGCTCAGGTTCAGGAAAACCATCGTCGGAAGCGACCTCGATATCGAAATTAACCACATTAACATGATGCATATCAAAAGTGATGTCATTGGGAAACTTCTCCGTGATGAACTGATGGATGAAGTTCTTAGTACCATACATCCGAGAGTTCTCGATGCCAGTCATCTCCTCCATCTTTTGTTTGGCAGCAGCCATACTAGGATACTTTACTTTCCGAAGGTTCTCACCATAGAAAGACTTGAAGACTGTCTGTTCACGAATAGGGTAGAAAAATGATGGCTCAAACTTATACTTCTGTTTGATAGCCGTACCGTTATCTGTATATCCACGGTAGAGGATAGAATTGCCGTATCTGTTAACTGATGTGTAAAATGTCAAAGTGAATACCTCCGTAAGTGTATTCTATCATAATTAAGATATAATGTAAACAAAAAAGGGCCGAAGCCCTTAATTTTTATTTCTTTTCAGATACAAACGAATACATTTCATTCGCTTTTTCCATCACTTCTTCCATCGTATACATTTTGGGGATGTATTTTTTCCATGCTTCTTGAGCAAGGTCCATGTTATCTTTATTGATATCATACATGGTTTGCGCCAATTTCATTTGGCCTTCGTATTGTTTGTCCAGCATGTCTTTTGCCATTGCTAGAACATCGGTACGGATTTGATAAGGATTAGACATAATATTCTCCTGTGTCTATGTGTGTGATCTGAGGGGCCATTACAGCCCCTCTGCTAAGATTCTTCTATTAGCGTTTCAGCTTAGCAATCTGGTTCATGCATTCTTTAGCTTCATCGTAGTATCCGAGTGATGCTAAGTGCGCAGCTGCTCTGCTATATCCAGCAACTTCACAAAAGTTCATAAAACCTTGTAAGCGTTTCTGGAACCATGAACGATGATCGATAGTAACTGTATCTACTAAAAAAGCCATTAGACAAATCCTCTTAGGTTAGGATTAAAAGGAGCGATAAGATGTGATTGTTTCATATCCATATCTTGTCTAGCGATAGAATAAATATCGCCTCGGCTAATACCAATATCGTTCAATTCTGCATCAGTTAGCTTACGCAATTCATATTCTGTTTGTCTGATTGCTTTAGCCATCTGATAGTTATTAATTAGCTTCTTGAAGAAGTTGTTTAGTGTCTGTGTCATTTGTTAATTCCTCGTAATGACCGATTTCGATTTTACGAGGACGCAGTGCTTCCGGAACTTCGTACTTCAATTCAATTGACAATACTCCGTCCTTGATGTCTGCTCCGTTTACGTGTACGTGCTCAGACAGCCTAAAGGTGCGTTTGAACTTCTTAGTGGAAATACCACGGTGAATGTACTCGCGACCCTTTGACACGTGTTCACCCGTTACTGTCAATGTTCTGTCTTTGACTTCAATTGACAACTCATCCTTTGTAAATCCAGCCACCGCTAGTTCAATCAAGTAATCTTGATCGCCAGTCTTTAGAATATTGTGGGGAGGATAATGATCGTTCGAATGCTTTGCTACATAATCTAATTCATTAAGTAGGTGGTCAAAACCAACAAAAGATGAACGGGGAAATAGTGATTGTACGCCTGTCATAGTTATCTCCTTTTACAAGCAAGAATTAAATGGAACCGGACCATCCGCATTCCGATATTATTTATATAGTGTTAGCTATACCAAATGTACATAGCCGGTATGAAAAAAGTGTTACCAACCAAAAGAAAATCCAACTCGGGAACAATCAGGTAAAGCTACGTGATATACTCCGGTTGGTACATATACAAAATCACCTTGGACTAACCTACGTGAAAATGTAGACTTACTAGTCATTGTTTGTGTTTTATCATTATAGTCACAACCATTCTCAAATATCTTCCAAGGCATTGAACCTTGAATCATAACAAAGAAGACCTCCATCTGATCTTTATGAGGTGGTGATGCTATAGCGTTTGGACTAAAACCAGCATAACAGTGACAAGATAGATCGACCCTATTTAGAAGTTTACCTAATTCAGTTTTTACGTGTCGGACAATAGGGAAATCGTTTGTTTCGACACTAATAAAAATCTTATGAGGATCTCTAGCTCTTTTATTTCCGTTTAAAAAGGACTGATCAAAATAAGGAACTAGTGAATCCCAACTAGGATATGCACTTTCATCCAATAATAATTTGCCATAGTAAGATTTTTTATTCTGAATAGATTCTAATAATCCTTCCGGAAACATTACTTATTACCAATATTATACTTCGGGCATAGCTCCCATTGATTCTTCTCTTTAAATGGAAGAATTTTTATTAGACGCAACGGTGCACAATTTGAGGCCTTATCTGTATTCTCAATTGTAACAAGACCCCAGTCACTCATCAGTGTGGCAATAGTATTACGTCTTTGAATATCTGTTTCTTCGAGATTTGCTTTTTTACCGTCTAGCATAAATAGCTCTTTAAAATGTACAATAAAGTACCGGCCTTGTTTATGTAGGATATGGCAAGATTGGTATAGCTTCTTATCTTTACGAGATGCAACACCAATTCTCGTTAGTGTTTCACGAACTTTCAAGAAGTCATCTGGTTCATTCAGTGTAACCTCCAGCATGTCTGCTGGACTCCATTCAACGATTACTTGTTCTTCCACCTTTGTTCACCTTCTGTTTTATTATAGTTAATTGTTCAGGTGACAGAAGTGACAAGACTTGTCTAGCTTTCTCGTTGCTGTATCCATAGTACTCTTTAATCACTTCAATATCACTCTCAGTTTGTGGTTTTACCCATTTCGAAAATCTTTTACGTTTACGAACTATATTTATCAAAAAATGATATTGGAGTTTTGAGTCTAGGTGGTGGTACCGATTCATGACATTTGCCAGTCCTACGGTATCTGCGAAGTAAGATAAAGAACGATTTACCATAAAAGGAGGATAAGCCTTTTCATCCTGGTCATCATTCATTATATCTTGTTTAGTATAGTTTATACTTGTTACATAATCAAAAGGATTCATCTATTCTTTCACTTATTTCAGTCCATGATAAATTGTCATTACTCCGAAGAGATAATATAACTCTATGGTTTGGATTATCGGAATTATCCACTCCATGAAATACATCAGTTTTTATTAATTTGATACAGTCTAAGCCTTCTCTATAATGTTCAATGGGATTTGGGTGTGACAAAGAAACTAATGCTCCTTCCGCCGAATACATTTGACAGTTTTCATATTCCGGAATATCATTATACCAGACTGTTTCTCCTCTTTCACAACCAAATAACGGAATGTTTATTGCCCACTCTCTTAATTTTTTATTTTTACCGCCAGCCACAGCATCTTTATGTATAGGCAATTTAGTATAAGGATTGGTAATAAACACTCTTGCAGTATCAATTGTTATATCTAGCTTAGACCTAATTAATTCGTATTCCCATGGTATGTGTTTAACTACTATACCGTATCCATAATCGCCGACCTTTTGAACTGTTTTATCAGATATAACTATTTTATCTTCATCTGGATTATTTGAATAGTCTATAATCTCGTGTTTAGTATTTTTTAATTTAGGAGGAACGGTAAAATGTTCTAAATATTGTTCTCTAAGGCGAGATATATTGATATCAATATTTAATTTTTTAGTATAATTCATTATATACCTTGTTCAATACCACTATCGGCCCATGGCCAGTCTTGTTGGTCAAGCACATCAGCTATTATATCATATAATTCACCTGATGTATACTCTTGTGTATTAGTTTTTTTATTAATATGAACATCATCAACATATAGTTGTGGAACTACTTTATGTCCCTGTTGCTTCATAAATGCCAGAGCAGTTGGATCCTCTTTAATATTAATTGTTTCATACTTTACATTCTTTTCATCTAACATAGACTTCATCAAATCGCAAAAAGGACAAAAGGG